TAAATTCTACTATACAAGTTTTAGCATACTCAGTGCATTCCTCATTAGCTCGAGTCTCATTACACTTAAAACAACAGCAACCTTCTGGACAAAGAGAGACTTTAATAGTTGGGTGCAATGAAGCTAGATTCTGTGAAATGTATTTGTGAACACATTCTTCACCACAAAGAAGGATATAGGTTGATTTTTCTCCCTTAAGTACTCTATTTTTATAGTCAAAATCAATCTCTTCTTCATTGTACGGTTCTATAATTATGTTTCCTGCTAGGGCTTTCCGTACCTGAAACCAATGGTTAGTTGGTGTATGAACAGAATTACAGCCAAGTATATCACACTCATCTGATACTTTACGAGCCATATTTATCTCCATTCTCCAGAATACAGGAAGTACCTTCCCATCTAATTTCTATATTCCCATACTCTTTGATGATAGCATTATACCACTGGATATCGCTTTCGGCATACAGCTTACTGCCTTCGGCATACAGCTTAATGCTTTCGGCACGTAGCTTATGACCTTCGGCATACAGCTTAATGCTTTCGGCATACAGCTTATCGCCTTCGGCATACAACTTATTGCCTTCGGCATACAACTTACTGCCTTCGGCATATAGCTTACTACCTTCGGCACACAGCTTATCGCCTTCGGCATATAGCTTACTACCTTCGGCACATAGCTTATGACCTTCGGCATACAGCTTATCGCCTTCGGCACGTAACTTATTTCTCGTTTCCCATTGTTCTTGAAGTTTCAGCATTTTGCTCCTTTACACGTATACTACATCATATGTTGGAAGATCGTGAACGTAAGACCAATTTTCGGATTCATCTTCACAAGTCATAATGAAATTGAGTCGAGAAGCCTTACCGTATATCTCAGTAAGTTGTTTTTCTATAAATTTAATTAGTCCACGTACTTTATAAATAGGAGTACCTTTGGGGACTCTTACTGACGCAATACGAGGGAGAAGATTAGGGTCTTGATCTTCTTTATTTAAGGATAAGAAGGCAATTTCTTCCGAAATAGCGGCAGGAATTACGAATAATAGAACTAGTTTAATTCGTCTACTCCCTTTTTGAGATGGATGAAAACCATCCACATCTCTATACTCACCATCCCTTTGATGAAAAGTAGAGGCCAAGTGACTGAAGTTTTCGATAGGTATAGAAGTGATCATAAACTTATTCTCCTAATAGCTTTACTTCCGTGGAATTATCTCTGCCTGTTGAATAGCAAGCTTGAGTCTATCAACTAAGCAAATGTCGTGAGCATTAAATACTGGTTTTTGTCGCTCAGCTCCTATTACTGACTCCAAATAGTCTATAATCTCTTGCTTAGCTTCTTCTGGTGTATTTGCTGCAATTACATACCTCATTGAGCTCCTCCTAACAGATGTTTGACCCTAGCGGAAGATGATCAGTTACTTGCCAACTAGACTCATCATACCAACGCCATCGAAAAGCTTTTACTAATAGTGCGGTATTATCCTGCGGATTACGTTTCTTAAAAGCTTTAAAACAGAAACCTTTAAAGGCTTCTATACCGACTTCTTTAAGCCCTAAAGGAATCTTTACTACATGCCATTCATGTTCAATTAGATTGGACTCAATTATTACTTGAGCCTCAATTCTATTAATAGATGATTGAGGAATAGGATTACCGAAAAAGAATCCTCTTCCTAAAAGAAAATCATCGATGATTACTTGTGGTTCAGTTACCACCATACTTATCTCCATTCTCCAGAATATAGGAAGTACCTTCCCACTTAGCCTCTACGTTCCCATACTCTTTGATGATAGAGTCATACCATTGGATATCGCCTTCGGCATATAGCTTACTACCTTCGGCATATAGCTTACGGCCTTCGGCACGTAGCTTATCGCCTTCGGCATACAGCTTATGGCCTTCGGCATACAGCTTATCACCTTCGGCATATAGCTTACGGCCTTCGGCATATAGCTTATGGCCTTCGGCATATAGCTTACGGCCTTCGGCACGTAGCTTATCGCCTTCGGCATGTAGCTTACGGCTTTCGGCATACAGCTTAATGCTTTCGGCACGTAGCTTACGGCCTTCGGCAAGTAGCTTATGACCTTCGGCATACAGCTTATCGCCTTCGGCATACAACTTATCGCCTTCGGCATACGCCTTACTGCCTTCGGCATATAGCTTACTACTTTCGGCACATAGCTTATGACCTTCGGCATACAGCTTATCGCCTTCGGCACGTAGCTTATTTCTAGTTTCCCATTGTTCTTGAAGTTTCAGCATTTTGCTCCTTTCTTCCTAAGATTGCATTCCAACTTCTAATAAACTGTACCTATCTTCATTCTCCAGAATACAGGAAGTACCTTCCCATCTAATTTCTATATTCCCATACTCTTTGATGATAGCATTATACCACTGGATATCGCTTTCGGCATACAGCTTACTGCCTTCGGCACATAGCTTACGACCTTCGGCATACAACTTACTGCCTTCGGCACACAGCTTATCGCCTTCGGCATACACCTTACTGCCTTCGGCATACACCTTACTGCCTTCGGCACGTAGCTTATGACCTTCGGCATACACCTTACTGCCTTCGGCATATAACTTATAACCTTCGGCACACAGCTTATTGCCTTTGGCACGTAGCTTACGACCTTCGGCATACAGCTTATCGCTTTCGGCATATAGCTTATCGCCTTCGGCATACACCTTACTGCTTTCGGCATACGCCTTACTGCCTTCGGCACGTAGCTTACTACCTTCGGCACACAGCTTATCGCCTTCAGCATACACCTTACTGCCTTCGGCACATAGCTTATGACCTTCGGCATACAACTTATCGCCTTCGGCATACAGCTTATTTCTTGTTTCCCACTGTTCTTGAAGTTTCAGCATTTGTTCTCCTTATCAACCATTATTTATATCATATCACCTTTTTATTGAGATGTACACAACAAAATGAGCACTACTGGGGACTATTTTTATTAGGATATTTTCTGTTCAAAAATTCTGGTATTGGCCATCCTTTCTTACGAAAGAAAGCTACGGCTTTTACTGAGGCTTCTTCATATCCTAAGTCTTGTTCTTTTCGATAAACACATATTGCATCTATAATAGTGAAAGTTGGGGTGTTCATATCAGTTATGGGTCTCCTCATATTAAGATGGTTGAAACAGTTATGGCAGATAGTTATGGGTCTATACTTATCAGTTATGGCAGATAGTTATGGCAAGAACTTATCCTCGAGACTTTGTAATTACTGAGTTATGGCAATCACAAGCACATGTGAGAGAATAGCAAGCACAGTGTCTATTATTTATACATCCTTTCGATACCCATCCTTCAGGGTGCATCTTAGATACATCACGGCTATGGGCTAACAAAGAGCAGTTTTTAGCACTCGCCCGATGAGAAGCTGTTTCAGCAAGTTTAATCTCTTTTACTGAAAGAACCCGTGGAGCCGGTATACTTTGATGGTACCACAAAGATCTCACTTATTTTTCTCCTTCATTTATTCAGTAACTACTGAAAGTGAGTTACTAACTCAGTAACTGTGAGTTACTAACTCAGTAACTGTGAGTTACTAACATGGGACCCATCGAGTTACTGACTGCTCTGTAACTCCTATAGCAATAAATGACTGTCCTAAGTGTCTCTCAATGTTTATGAGGTAGTTAGGTTGAACTAATACTAATACCTCTTGACCTTCTTGCCAGCAGTGAGTTAGTGCTACAGTAATAACAGCACTTGGTGAGTAACAAGCATCTTCGATTGAAGTAATCATGTTAGTCTCCTCTCTATAGTTACTAACTCAGTAACGCTATACTGAGTTAGTAACTAGATGGTCAACGTCAAATCCCTGTCAACCACTATTTATATTATATCATACTTTGTTTGAGTTGTACACAAAATAATGAGCACCGCTATATCCATAGTAACTGTTACGTAACATGTTACTTTGGTCATGTTCACTGAGGTTTACTCTATATCGTTAACTATAGTTAACATGACTTCGGTAATCAGTAATCGCGTTACGTAACGTAGTAACTGGTTACGTAACCTCTACGAGTTGGCGTGAGGAAGTTTGTGCCTCTCGGCTTAGGAGAGTTCAAGGTGATAGAGTTCTGGTGCGGATGAGTATTCTATTGAGTTCTAGTGCTCTGGTGCCGCCTTGACCATCGTGGTGACTTTAACAATATTCTCTGAGCGTACGCTCCCGGGTATACGCGCGTGCCCGCGTCGCGACAATTTGTGTCGCGCGCGTCCCGCGTGTAGGCAAAAAAGTTCACCTGTTCAAAAACCTGTTCAAATCTTTTCTTTGTTTACTATATGATTAACAGACTGCTGCCCGCAAATAGCACATTCCATTAGACTTAGGGTCATGCTCACTTTTTTGTGTACATTCCCGTAAAAAGGTATACTATAGGAATTGTTTGGTAGTGAGACGCTAATCACTCAACCATCCAGAGAGTACATCATGTCGAAGAAAAACATCACCCCCGTCGTTGAAGTTGAGAACGTTGACCCCATCGAAGCACCAGCTACTGAGATTGCTGCTGAAGAGCCCAAGGCCGAGACACCCAAGGTCCTGAAGGCCAAGGACACACCGGTCGATGCTCGGATCTACAAGGCCCTCCTCCCTATCACCCACAGCTTCAAAGGCAAGCAGCGGCAGATCGTGGTAGCCGCAATCACCGACTTTACCAATGTGAAGGGCGGAGCAACAATCGCCGAAGTCACCGCGGTGGTCAAGGGGGTTCTGGTAGCCAAAGGTGGAGTAGAGCCCTCTGTCCGGTATCACCTGCATCACCTCGCGTTGCTCGGCTACGTCGAAGTCACCAACCCCACTTACATGGGGTAAGTGGTGAGTACTCTGATCGGGGAGCCTACGGGCTCCCCTTGAGGAGTCAGAAGAATCAGGAGGACTTATGCTACACAAGCCATTTCCTCAATGTATTGCTGATGACATCGACGAAGGTCTCTCAAACGTAGGTAACCCGAAGGAACTCACTCCTTTCTTAGCTCTCGAAGCCTATCTCTCATGGAATGGTATTCAGGGCTATACTGAGGATATCCTCAGTATCTGTAATGCTTTCTTGGTGAAGGAGCGGTTGTGACTAAGCCAATTTGGTTTGTATGGGTGAAGGGCCAATCAGGTCCTCCTCCTTATGACTTTTATCTCTCGAAAGAAGCCGCTGAGGAAAGGCTAAAGAAGATTCTCAGTAGACGTACAAGTCTTCTTGCGAGAGGTTACGAGTTTGATGAAGGACATGAATCTCCTTTGAGAGTCATAGAGGGAGTACTTCATGACTAAGAAAGTCAGGAAGCCACGCAAGCGTGGTATCAGACGGAAGGAGTGTTAGCTTCACCCGAGGGACACTCGTAGGAAGGGGATGATGATTCTATTGTCCTCTTCCTAGCGAAGTCACCTGTGATCACGTAAACGTGCCCACGAGCGAACTGCGTGGCGTCTCTCGGCGCGTAAGAACTAGCTAGTTGCCTCGTGACCCGCCTTGACCTAGAAAATATGAGGATGAATATCCTATTGTCCACGGGCTTTGGGTGTCTCTGGGGTGACCTCAAGCCCACCAGGATGTGCCTAAATGAGGCAGGACATATCATTTGGCATCCTCCAAGGCCACCTGTGACCACATAAATGTGCCCACGAGCGAACCACAAGGTATCAAGATGTGGGATTTGTTTACTAAGTAGTAAACTTGTAACCTGCTAGTTTTAATGATGTTACAAACTCCGGCTTGTAAGTTGTTGATTATAATACACTTAGACCACGGTGTAACATTGTAACATGTGATCATTGAGCGCTATGTTACAGCCTATGTTGTTGATAATAAATCACTTAGGACCACGGTTTTTAAAATACACCCTATATATAGCAAAATTGTACTTTCATCCTTTATTTGGAGTGATATGTGTGATTTTTCACTCAAATGTTACACAGGTTGACTATGTTATTGATTACATTACACTTAGGTCATAACTGGGTGTAACATGCTGATGTTACAAAAGTTACAATTATAAACTCTCTTAGCTTGCGCGAGATTTTGTATCTGTGCTCCGTATTGAGGGCGGTAGTACGATTTGCCTATATATAGGGTTAAAATTAAAAACTTTGTGCCTAAGTGTTTTATTATCAATAACCTAGGGTGTAACTTGGTATGTAATGATTTGATGTTACAATGTTACATAGCCCGCAAGTGGTTGATTATAAAGCACTTATATGACGGTGTTTGTAACATCAAATAAACTAGCAGGTTACATTGTTACTAATTAGTAACAATAGCGTGCATAAAATAAGTATGTACTTCAGAACGCCATAGGTTTATAATATACTTGTAAGTGAAAAAGTGAAAAACTGCTCAGCACGACAGCCCACACTGAATAGAGTGGGACCTACGTCACACAATCACCAACACATTTTGGGTGATCCAACTAACACCCTTCATGTGATAGTTACCCACCACTTAGATGGGTCGAGAGCTGGCTAGAATAGAGTAGTCAGATGAATCGCCGTAGCTTTATAACTTCAGTAATTGGGATGATGGCTATAGCAGCCTCTCCACCTCTATTATTAGCTGTTACTGAGTCTTATAACTTACCTCCTAAGGGTTCTATCTTTCGTGAGTTATTAGATGGCTATCATGAGCAGTTTGGTATCTATCCAGCTCCTGACACTCTTGAGTACGTCTTCTTAAAGACGCGGGCTGACCAACTTGAAGACTATCAACAGAATATATTTGAGTTACTCAAGGGCTCACCTAAGGTTCCCTGTACTAATGACCCTTGGTGGGATATCTCTGATGCTGGTAAACCCTATAGTATGAGGTTCAAATTAGAATCATGAGATACCTACTGAAGATGTGGAATGACTTTCTTGCTATGATTGAGTTCAGCAGTGAGTGGTGACCTCCTGAGACTCTCCGCTTCCCTGAACATGTAATCCATCATCCGCCTCGTACGGATGAACCTGAGGTGATCCTTGGACTGTTGCGTGTTATCTGATGAGGAAGTGGGACGGCTAACTCATTACGGGATAGCTCCTAACCATGAGCACCACATACACATGAAAGTTAAGGTAGCTCTCGAGCGAGTAAAGAACGAAGAGCTAATTATACTGGATGCTAAGGATGGTAGGTTCTACGTGACTCGGCCTAAGATGTACTTTCTTAAGCCGACTCTGTCATGTGGAGTTATAACAACCATACAGAGAGTCCTTAGCAACCAGCCACTTTACGTGTCACCCGCGTAATCCACCTTTGAAACCTATCAATACCATTAGAGAAGTGACTCTCGGAGTGAGCTGACTATGGCAGATATTAGTGTAGAGCTTAAGCCAGCTGTGAGAGTTCCAAGTGGTAGTCAAAAAGGACTAACTCACTGGAAGCCTGGTCAGTCAGGTAATCCACACGGAAGACCTAAGAAGAAGTTACTATCTGATGCTTACTCAGTTCATCTCAATGCTCGTGTACCTAGAGAGATAGCTAAGGCACTAGGATGCCCAGAAAACTGGTCATGGGCTGATGCTATAGCTAATCAAGTACTTAAGAAAGCTGTAGGTCAAGTAAGTGACAAGGATATCAATTTCACAGCTATTACAGAGCTTCGTGAGTCAACCGAAGGTAAGACACCTGAGAGAGTAGCTATAGGACAAGGGAATGAGGAGTTAACCGCCTTAGCTCGTGCTATTAGCGATGGTCCTATAGATAACGATATCCCTGACGCTGAGTTCGAGGATGTAGTCCCTGAGACACTGAGTGAGCCCGAGGCAGAGTATGAAACCCCGGTTGATGTTCCTATTGACTCTGATATAGCGGATGTTCCTGGAATTGAGGAGAGACAAAATGATAGCAATTGATGGCGGTAACTCGGCTTTAGATGCTCTTCACCCTATACACGGGCATCATGAGGCTTTACGAAGTGCTCAAATGAATTATACTGGCCATATACGTAAAGATGGAAAACGAATTAACATGTATGAGAATCCTGAGACTCCTGTAGGAGCTTCTGTAACATATGATCCTAAAACTAGAAAGATTGAGCATGAGGTTGAGGGTCAACATACAAACGCTCTAAGGGGAAAACAAGCCCGTTCATTATATAGTAACTTAATTAGAACAGAAGAGGAAGAAAAAAACTCTGATAGGTAACATATTGTCGCGCCTGCCCGGGTGCCTAGGAGGGCCTCGAGGTTCACATGCCAGTATTCAAGAGATTCGGTAAGAAAGCTCATACTTTCATAAGTCGTCATCCACACCAAGACAAGAAGTATACGTTACTCGAGGGTAGCGTCCGTTCTTCCAAAACGTTTGCTGTGGATGCTAAGCTTATCATACATCTTTGTAGGTACCGCGTAGAGGGCAAGAGAGTCATCATAGGTAACACCAAGCAGACGGTCTATAAGAATATACTGCTGGATGTCTTCAGTGTCGTAGGGAAGGCTAACTACACCTACAATCGCTCATCTGGTGAACTCTGGCTCTTTGGTGTACGCTGGTTCGTAATTGGAGCTAGAGACGAAGCTAGTTACAAACAGATTCTCGGTATGACTGTCGGCATCGCTATCTGCGATGAATGGACTGAGTTTCCTGAGAGCTTCACTAAGCAACTATTTCTTCGTATGTCTCCTGCGGGAGCGAGACTGTATGCTACGACGAATCCTGGTACTCCTAATCACTATCTCTTTACTGATGTTATCCACAATCCGGCTTTTGCTGCAGACCTTGAAGTCATCCACTTCACGCTAGCCGATAACCCTAACATTGAACCCGCTGTTAAAGACCAGATTATAGCATCTCAAAAGGGTGTCTACTATCAACGTTACATTCTCGGTCTATGGGTTGTAGCTGAGGGTGCTATCTACAAAGACTCATGGTCTGATGAGTTACTCTATAACAATGAAACACGTCCTGTGGCTCTCTATGGTCAAGGTGGTTACTGTAACCATGTGATTGCTATAGACTACGGAACACATAACCCGTGTGTCTTTGAAGAGTATATAGATGATGGAGTAAAGGTCTGGAATGACCGTGAGTATTACTGGGACTCAGTTAAAGAGATGAGGCAGAAAACTGATAGTGAGTATGCCGATGATCTTACTGACTTCTTAGCCAACTCACGTATCAGAGGACGTAAGAATCCTCGTATTGTCGTTGATCCTAGTGCCGCTAGCTTCAAGTTAGAGCTTGTGAAACGCGGGTTCAATGTAGTGGACGCTGACAACGAAGTGCTTGATGGACTACATAGAGTCTCACAAGCACAAGCCCTCGGCCTCTTACGTGTCCACGAGGAGTGCTCGAACGAAAGACGTGAGTGTTCTATCTACTCATGGGATGCGAAGGCCGCTGAGAAAGGGGAGGAGAAACCTCTCAAAACCAACGACCATAGTCAAGATGCTAAGAGATACGCCGTCATGGATCTGTTCCCTGAATGGCGATTACTGGAGAGGGTAGCCTAATGAATGGTGGTAAGTCAGTACTGAATCAGCTGGGATGTGACGCAGAGGACTTTAATCCTAAACTTCATGAGCATTTTCAAATAGCTCGTCGCGCTGGCATGAAACCTGGTGGTACTGAAGAGGGAACTCATAGTAAGTACGCTGACTTAGAGCATCCAAGTGGTACTCATGGGATGTCTATTGAGCATAGCCGTAAAACTGGTGAGGTACGTTCTCACGTAGCTTCTGTTAATGGTGAGGTTATCTATAATCACATGAAGAGTCCTAGTGATGTCCGACAAGCTCTTAAAGAGGCTCGCAAAGTAGCTAAGTAATCTATCATCCTCCTAAATCCAGTGCACTTGAGTGACTCCTATGCCCACGAAACGTACATCTCGTAAGCTACCGCCTAGACCTGGTGAACCTAAGGTCAAGCCGATGGTTAACGACGATATGAACTACTTACGTAGTTCAATAGCTCTCGACTCGTACCGCAATGCTCCAGCGCGGTTAGGGACAGGAACTGCGAATTTAACTGAATCTGGGGATTATCCATTAGTCAGACTGACCGAGGATTACCCGCTCATCCTTTCGTTATATCGCAGTTCCTGGGTTGTTCGTAAGGTGGTAGATAGCGTAGCTGAGGATGCATTCAAGACGTTCCCGAAGATTGACTCAGAGGTTACACCGGAGGCCATTAAAGCACTAGAGAAGACGATTCGTACTACGAAGACTCTACAGGCACTTCGTACTACAGCTAAGTGGGGTCGTCTATTTGGTGGTGCTGGTGCTATCATAGTGTTAGA